TATGAAATAGGCTATACAAACACAACCACGTTAAGTGATGGCGCACCGCAAACTGCAAGATACAACCAAAATGATACTAGGTTTAAAGCATTGCAAGATTGTCCATTACAAGCAAAGAACATTATATTATTTTTAGATAGCGACAACGCAGGCAAAAGTTTACATGACGAATTGCTGCACAGATTTGGTAAAGACATATGTTGGTATGTAAACATTCCAAAAGACTGCAAAGATGCTAATGATGTGCTTGTAAAGCATGGAAGCAAAACTCTAAAGCAACTTATAGAAAATGCCATACCTTACCCAATAGATGGTCTATACCGCGTTAATGACTACAAAAGCAGCGTCATTGATCTATACAACGGAAACTATATAAAGCCTATAGAGGTGGGATTTCCGCAGTTAGATGAGATTTATAAGGTTTTGAAAGGCACATTTCACACAATCACAGGTATTCCCAATCATGGTAAAAGTTATTTTTTAGACAACATGCTTATGAAGATTGCACAAAACCATAACTGGAAATTTGCTATTTTTTCACCTGAACATTCAAGCAGCATGCACATAAGACGTATGGCACAGATGTATTGTCAAAAACCATTTGATCAAGGCGACAACGATAGAATGTCCAAAGACGAACTAGAAGATGCCATGACTTACATGCACGAATATTTCCATTTCATAGAAAGCAAAGAATCTATACCTACACTTGACTATATTTTAGACAAAGCGAAGGCAGCTATACGCAAATACGGTACAAACGGCTTGATAATTGATCCGTTTAATGAGGTAAGCGCAACCAGAAAATCTGGCACTAGAGAAGATGAGCATATAAGAGACTTTATAAGCAAGTGTAAGAAGTTTGCACGTGTGCATGATATTGTCATATGGGTAGTAGCACACCCAACAAAGCTACCAAAAGCGAATGACGGCGGTTATTTGCCCCCTACTGCATATGATATAAGTGGTGCAAGCCATTGGCACAACCAAAGCGACGCAATACTAACGGTCCATAGAGACTTTGACGATAACTCTACAACCATATACACAAGAAAAATACGTGAACAAGATTTGTACGGTTCTATTGGTACAGCAAAATTTACCTTTGATATGCAAAAAAGAGTTTTCAAACCGTATGTGCGCACAGTCAATTTTGACGAGCCACCGCCAAGTTGGACAACAAGTGTTTAGAGTGTACAATAACCCATAATGGAAATTGTATATAAGAAAACAAGCGAACTAATACCATACTACCAAAACCCTAGAGTCATATCTGATAAAGCAGTAGACGAATGTGCAAAGTCATTTAAAGATCATGGCATCAGGCAGGTCATAAGCATAGACAATGACAATGTTATTGTTGCAGGACATACAAGATTACTAGCCGCAAAAAAGTTAGGCATAGAAGAAATGCCCTGTGTAATTTATGAAGATACACCAGAAAAAATAAACGCATATAGATTAGCTGACAATAAAGTTGCTGAGTTCACATCTTGGGAAAACGAATTTCTAGAAGCTGAATTAGAAAACTTGAGACTAGCAGGCATGGAAGTAGCAGGATTTTCTGCAGACATGCCACAAGAAATATTTGAAACTTTTGATACTACCTTTGAAGGCGAGGCTACAGAAGCAGAAGCAGGCTACAATGCAAAAGATATGACAACGCAAGTACCGTTAATCTTTTACATGGAAAAAGAGGAGAGAGACGAAGTTATGGAAGTCTTAGAAAAAATGCGCGAGGAAAAAGATTTAAAAACAAAAACAAACGCTTTGCTAGTAGCAATAAGGAGCCAGAAATGATTTTGATAGAAGAACCAAAACATTTAGAAACTATTGACCAAATGGATTCTATGTACCCTACAAAAATGGTATCTGTAAGTGATGATTGGGGTTTAAGTGACAGTGGTGCAAACGTATATGGATTTTGCACATCAGGTAAATTTGTAGTCAGCACTGAGAATCAGCAATGGACAATACAAGAAGGTAACTTTTTTTCACTTAAATCTACATTGTTTGTTGAGAAACAAGAAGATGACTCACAACTTTTTGCAATTATTAGGTACGGATTTAGGGGCATTGATATTGTTGGTGACTCAGAAAAACAGGGCAGGCTAAGCTATATTGATGGTTGCACAGATAGCTTACTAATATCACCACCTAGACTTGGGGACCCATGCCTAAACTATCTGCACTTTCCAGTTGGTATTATACAAACACAACACTTACACCCTAGCATCCGTATGGGAATTGTAATCAACGGCAAAGGTGAAGCATTTCAAAAACCTGACATGAAGCGAGAAGGTTGGGAAAAAGATCTCAAGAAAGGCAACATGTTTTGTTTAGAGGAAGGCGAAGTTCACAGCTTTAGAACGGCAGAAAACTATATGGACATTATAGCCTATCACCCTGATTCTGATTTTGGACCCACAGACACAAATCATCCTATGCTAAATAGGACATATATAGATCATGGCAAAGGCTAATGGTAGTAAAAAAGAAAAAAGAAGTAGATGAAAACGTCTATGACTTAGCGCTTGAAAGAATCAACAGAACCTACGATATTTTTGACAGTGTTGCTGTCATGTTTAGTGGTGGCAAAGATTCCACAGTATGTCTTAATCTAACGCTACAAGTTGCAAAAGAGCGTGGTAAATTACCTTTAGATGTATATTTCTTTGATGAAGAAGCAATACCTTATGAAACCATAGATTATGTGAAGCGTGTTGCTGATCTTGAAGAGGTTAACATGCACTGGCTTTGTCTACCTGTAAAACATAGAAACGGCTGCAGCCGTAAAGAACCTTTTTGGTATCCTTGGGCTCCAGAAGATAAAGAGAAATGGGTTAGACCTTTGCCTGATTATGACTGCGTAATCACCCAAGAGGATATACCAGAGTTTCCTAGAGAAATAGAGGGCAGACCATCTGTGCCTGAGTGTAATGGTTTGCTATTTACACCTCAAGAATTTGGCGAAGTAGGCATCATCATGGGTATTAGATCAGAAGAAAGCCTGACAAGATACAGAACCATATTACAAACAGGTGAAGGCAGAAGGTATGAAGATTACATGATTAACCTAAAGTCAAAAACAGCGCTCGGTAACGTATGGAAGGTGTGTCCAATCTATGACATGAAAACCGTTGATGTATGGACAGCGCCCTATAAATATAATTGGGATTACAATACAACATATGACCTTCTTGAAAAATTAGGTCTTACTGCGCTACAAGCAAGGTGCGCACCTCCATATGGAGAGGAGCCTATGAGGGGTTTGTGGCAATATGCGATCGCATTTCCCGATATATGGGATAAGATGCAAAGTCGCGTAGCAGGTGCGGCTACTGCAGCCAGATACTCTAATACAGAACTTTATGCTTTTGGTGGTATGCCAGAAAAACCTGACGATATGACATGGAAAGAGTTTATTGACTATCAGTTAATAAAACATCCAGAACCATATCGTTCTAAAATAGCAAAAAATATAAATAACTTTATTAACTCACATTATCAAAAAACAAGTGAGCCAATACTAGCAACACATCATTACTCTACAGGTATAGGTTGGAACTTTCTCTTAAAAATCGCTATCAGAGGTGACTACAAGGGCAGACAAATACCTAAATATACAAGCGATAAAAAAAGTGTAGCTACACAGAAAAAAGTCTATATGGAGGAAAGATATGCCAAAGGGTAAAGAAAAACAACCAATAAACGCATTTAAGTGGGTTCTAAGAGACGAATTAACTGCAAACAACTATAACCCTAACAGGGTTGCTCCGATTGAATTAGAGCTTCTTAAAACGTCAATAAAATTATGTGGTTGGACACAACCGATTGTCGTAAGAAAGAATCACGAAATAGTAGATGGATTTCACAGATGGACAGTGTCAGGTGATGAAGAAATAAAAGACCTCACAGATGGCTTCGTGCCAGTTGTCTACTTAGATGAAATGGTAGATGAAGCACAACAAATGGCAGCAACAATCATACACAACAGAGCAAGGGGCAATCACATGATTAATCCTATGACTGAAATAGTTAGAAAAATGCGCAACGATCACAAGTATACAGATGAAAAGCTGCAAGAAATTTTGGGTATGGAACAAGAAGAAATTGATCGTTTGTATGACTACAGACCTATGACAGAAAAGGGTAGTCAAGAAGAGTTTTCAAAAGGTTGGGTTCCAGATCACGGGGCAAGGGAATTTGACTAAAAAAAATAGACAGCCAATGTGTGTTGACTGTCTATCATCAAAGGAGTCTTTAAAACAGGTTGCTATCCCACTGCTTTGAAACATAAGGATTGTTGACTGCATCTAAAGATAGTGAATGATCTACCGCTTCTTCTAGTTTCTGTACGTCTAATTGGCAATCTTTGTAACCTTGTTTGATTGTTTCATAGTAGCCATAACTAGGACTTCCATATCCTGATCTGTTCATTGTGTAGAACATAACGTCTACAACATCACCAAAAGTATCTTTTAGTTCTGGTTGATGTAGTTGCACAACAAACTGCTCTTTTCTGTAAAGGTGTGGAAACCCTTCAAAGATATCTAAAGAATCTTCACATCTATCTGTAATGTGCCACAACATGCCCTCTACAACCTGATCTTTGCAAGGCTCTATATCTGCAACACC